AAACAAATGGCTGCACCGTCCCAAACGTTTATGACCGACCTCAAAGTAAACATGACGCCGGACAGCATTCAAGTGCGGACTACTTCTACCGTGAACAGCTATGGGGAACGCACTTACAGCGGAGCAAATGTATCGTACGATGCCTACATTATTAGAGTCGATGAGGCACGCCGTAATGCTGAAGAGAACCTGGTCGATGTGGACTACATTTGTTATGTCCCTAGTGCAACGATAGCGATTGCTATCACTAGCCAGATTACTTTGCCTGCACCGATTTCTGAGACTCGTCCAATTGTTCGGGTAAACACAAAACGAGACCCTTTGGGGCAGGTTGCTCAAGTGATTTACGTCGGCACAAAATCGAAGAGGGGTTAACGTGGTCAGCAAAGCTGTCAATGTAAAAGGGTTGCAAGAGACCTTAGGGAAATTAACTAAGTTAAATGTAGATCTAAAGTTAGCTTTGGGCGCAGCTTTGTTGGCAGCGGCTAATGATGTAGCAGTAAAAGCCGACACATTAGTACCTTTCCGTGAGGGGCACCTTAAAGCGTCTCAGGCAATCACCCACCCAAACTTAGGGGCAACCAACCCATCAGTAAAAATAACGTACGGTGGACCGTCTGAGCCGTATGCTCTCGTTCAACACGAACGTTTGGATTATGCTCACCCTGGAGGCGGCCAAGCTAAATATCTTGAGGAACCATTTTTGGAAGAGATCAATGCGTGGCCTTCAAAGTTTGCTAACAGAGTAGAAAAAGAAGCAAGACGGTTGGTTGATTGATGGCATTCTTACCTGAAGTAGGGACATATTTAGTATCGACAGTCACAAATGTGACTCTAGTTTTAGGAACCAACCTTTTTTTGGGTCGGTTACCAGATAGCCCAGATACTTGTGTAGCGATCTTCGAATACAGCGGGCTTTCTCCATCTGAAACTATGGGTGGTTCAAGTCTGCCTGCTTATACCAGTCCAAGGGCACAGATTCTTGTTCGTGCAGCGTCGTACGCTAATGCTTCAAACTTGGCAGAAGATTGCTTCAAAAAAGTGACGTTGATTGATAACGAAAATTTGTCTGGAGTTAGGTATTTAAGGGCAAACGGCTTGCAGTCACCATTTTATCTTGAAAGAGACGGTCAGGAGCGGGTGGTGTTTGCGTGCAACTACCAGACCCAAAGAGTGCTCACATAAAAGATGCGTACGGTGAGATCGAAGCAGTCCCGGAACATTTGCGGGCCACTCGAATTGATGTACGCTGCGGTAGTTGTGGGAAACTTATGGCGTTGATGATTACAGCACCGTGGCGAATATCGTGCCACCGCTGTAAATCAATTAATGAGTCAAGCAAGTTGTAAAAAGAAAGAACCCTCCAACCGAAGCTGAAGGGTTTTTCCTAGGAAACAATGGTCAGTTGTGAGCTTATCAGGTGCGGGTAACCACTCCGGTGATTACGTTTACAACTTTTTCGCCAGGTCCGAAAGCCGCTCGCATTTCAAACATCTCTTCGTTGATTTCTTCAGGTGTGCGGTTGGCTTGAGTTTCAGCGTATCGTTCCATCGCTCTGTTGCTGTGGGCTTCGTGGGCTTCGTTAGTTGCTTCAGCTTGTTCCTTGGTGATGAGTCCTTCCATAAGCAGAACCGCTACCCCAGAATCCATCAGTGGGCGGTGCCCGTTTATCATTTCCCGCCCGCAGACATTTCCTTCAAATACAATGTTGCCTTCGTTCCATTCTTTCAAATAGGTTGCTACGTCTCTTCCATCCATGCTTCGGGGAAGTTCTTCGCCGGTCACTGGGTGAATTCTCCAGGTTGGAAGTGATTGGTTGGTTTTTGTGTTTGAGTTCATGTAATGATCTTACTTGTATGGGTACCCATATACAACCTAAAGAACAAAATACTTAATTATCTTCATTTCTCTCGTCGTAACCCAATGACCACTCATCGTTCTTAATCTTGCGGCCGAGTACGGTTGCTAAATTATTGATCAGTTCTTTCACCGTTTCGCCGTACACAAAATCCAGATCAACGCATTCGTCCGCTTCTGTATCCCACCAGTGCTGATAGATCGCTTGGTACCTGCCATCACCTCCCCAGGCATCGTTAAAGCACCATTGAATATCGAACTCCATCCACTCTTCAGCTACTGCCGGTTTCGGTTGTTTGAATGCTAACTCTTTGAGAACCCCGCCGATAAAGTTATCCATTGGGTCTGTCATTTTTGGTTTCTCCTCGGTTTGTGTAGTGCTCTGGTGCGGGATTGAACCGCCCTTTGCAGGACCAGGCCAGAGCGGCTAGCGGATTACTTTGAGAATTGAGAAGAATCGTTCGTTATTGGCGGAATGAAATACTTCGATGCCGGTCTTCCAGTCCATTTCAACAGGGCCGAAATCTTCCAACTCAACATGTGTGCCCCGTGGTAGTCGTTCCTTGGTGAAAGTTACGTTGACGCATGGGAAGTCTTCTTTCCCTAAGTCGGTGTTATCAATGTGCACTGATGTGACTTGCATTACCTCTGATTCATTGTTATCGAGGTGGCCTGTGTAGCGAACTAGGTCTCCTGCTCGTAGATCTCGGGCTTGGATTGTTGCGATTGATGTCATTTGGTTTCCTCTTGGTTTGTTTGGTGTAGTGGAGTGTGGCGAGTTGCACGCCGACCCTTCCGAGTCCTACTCACCCCGAAGTTTTAGAGTGCAGCTTGGGCCTCCTCTGTTGAGGTGTAAATCTTGGTGAACGCCTTTGCAATCATGCAGTCGTTCCAATCACAAAGGAGATCGGCTAATGTTTCCGAATTTTGTTTGTCTTTTGCAACCCACACAATTTCCGACTTAGACGATCCTTCGTCTCCGCAGTAAGCGTTACCTGCTTCGTTAAGTATTATCCAGCTACCTTGCGTAATAGTTTCGATGGTGTTGTTGCGAATGTAGAAGCCGTTGGTGATTTCGGTTGCGGTGTGTGTTTGTGTCATGTGTTCATTCTATACACGTAAACAAGTAGGTTGCTCAAGAAACAGCAAAAAACTTTCAAATTCTTTTTTCCACTACAGACGCAGACCCTCAACCCCGACTAACATTCTTTGCAGTGCTCCTCGTGAGCCAGTGTCCTCGTGGCCGGTTCTTTGGCCGTGCCGTTCCCTAGTAGGAGGCAAGTGTGCCGAAATATACAGTGACCGGCGGAGAAGACGGAGTATCAGGCGTTGAGATAGCAGGGCAACGTTACGAGCCAGGCGAAACCGTAGAAGCACCAACAAAAAAAATCGAGTGGATGATTGACGCCGGAATTCTTGAAGCCGCATCAAGCGGTAAAGCCGCTCCGTCCAAATCTGAGGAGGGCTAATGCCAGCATTTGTTCATGGTAAAGGAACAGCCGTCTATATCAATCAGTTCGACATGTCAGAATACTTAACATCTGTCGAAACCGCATTTGCACAGGAAACAGCCGACTCCACAGGATTCGGTTCTAGCAGTCGCTCATTTATCGTTGGTTTACAATCGGCAACAATGGGGCTAAGTGGTATGTGGTCTGCTGATGCCACTTCAGGATCTGATGTAGTTCTTGAAAGTCTTTTAGCTTCAACAACGAACACCACAACTACTGTCGCGATGCAAGGCGGCACAATCGGCAATCGTTGCATCATCATGCAATCCGACGAAGTTAGTTACAACATCTCTTCACCTGTCGGCGATATCGTTTCACTAACCGCAGATTTCCAGGCGTCAACAAACGCCGAATCAAATATGACCTACGCAGCACAAACAGGGGTTCAACTTACCACGGGCGGTTCAATCGCTTTCGGTGCGGTTGGTGCCTTGACTGCTGTGGACAATGCAGCATCGACCGCTAACGGTGGAATGGCGGCGCTTCATGTGCCCGTCAATTCTGTAGCTGGTGGCGCAACGACCATTAAGGTTCAACACTCCGCAGATAATAGTACGTGGGCCGATTTAATTACGTTTACAGCAGTCGCAGCAACGACCGTTACCTCGCAATTAAATACGACGGCAGCAACAGTTAACCGATATCTGCGGGCTACGGCTTCAACCGCAGGAACATCCGGAGCGATAACCTTCATGGTTTCGTTCGCACGGTTCTAGGAGGACCATCAAATGCCAACTTTCGTACATGGTAAATCAGTAAATTTCTCACTTGATGACACTGGTGGAACTTCCCGAGATCTTTCGGACGTTCTAAACTCAGTGGACTTTCCTGAGGTAACAGAGACAGCCGACACTACCGCTTTCGGTAGCTCGTCAAGATCTTTCATTGTGGGTCTTGAATCCGCAACAGTTTCACTTAGTGGACTGTGGGATGCAACCGTCGATGGTTATCTCAAAGGCGGGACCGAGCCAGCTTCACGGACCTTCATTTATGGCCCAGCAGGCTCAACTAGTGGAAACATAAAATATACCGGTGAAGCTATTCTCACCAACTATTCACAGAGTTCTCCAGTAGGTGACGTAGTGACTTTTTCAGTGGATTTACAATGCACCGGAACAATCACTAGAGGAACTTACTAAACAATAGAAAGCATGGGGTGGCCTAGTGTCCGGTCTTGCAAAAAAAATTCGTGCGTCTCAAGATGTAGCGATAGAACTTTATGAAGTCCCTGAATGGGATAACATAGTGATAGAGCTACGGTCTATGAGTGCACGCCAGAGAGCCGCATTCGCTTCTAATGTTGAAGTTTCCAGCGATGGAACTGTTGACATGGGAGGCAATCGGGTTGAAGTAATGTGGGGCACCGTGATCGAAGCTTGCTGCTTTGATCCTGAGTCCGCTGAACCAGTTTTTACTGCTGAAGATATTGAATGGTTAATGGCAGAAAAAAACGCCACGGTTGTCGATTCTCTTGCTAATGCGTGCCTAGCCATTTCTGGCATGGGCGCAGACAGCGAGAGTGATGCGGGAAAAGATTCCTCGGGTTCGCCGACTCCCGAGGAAGAGTAGACCCTGAACGTCGTTTCTATTTCCAATTAGCTAGGGAGTTGTCTATGCCTGTAAGTGAGTTGCTGGACCGGATGCCAGCCAGTGAACTTACGGAGTGGGCTGCGCTTTACAAGTTGGAGAACGGCGAATCGAAACAAGCTCAAGCCCGTAACAGATCGAAGCCTCGCTGATGCCTAGTATTGGTTCAGTATTCGCGACGTTTGGTGCGAAAGATAACCTGACTCCGCAACTTAAAAAGATGCAGGGTTCTTTAGGCAACTTCGATAAGCGGATGAAAAATAGTTCTGCTGGTTTCACGAAGTTCGGAGCTAGCGCTACTAAAGCTGGTAAAAAAATGACGATGGGGCTTACCGCCCCTATCGTTGGCCTCGGTATTGCCTCGTTCAAAATGGCGTCAGACTTTGAAGCGTCAATGACGAAGATACAAAGTTTGGTAGGCAAGTCAGAAGCTGAGGTCAAAAGCTTAACGACTAGTGTTATGGGTTTAGCTGGTACAACTGCTCGTGCTCCGCAGGAACTCGCCGAAGCTATGTTCTTTATTACGTCGGCGGGTATAGGTGCGGCGGACGCTGCTGGAGTGTTGGAAGCTTCAGCGAAAGCGGCTGCGGTTGGGCTTGGCGATACAGCCACGATCGCTGATTTAGCTACGTCAGCTATGAACGCTTACGGCAAAGAGAATTTGAGTGCTTCGAACGCTACCGACGTTATGGTCTCGGCTGTTCGTGAAGGTAAGTTGGAAGCCTCAGAGCTTGCTGGTTCTATGGGCCGTGTTTTGCCTATCGCTTCGGCTATGGGCGTTAGTTTCAATGAGGTCGGTGCGGCGTTCGCTTCTTTGTCTCGTACGGGTACGAACGCTGCTGAAGCTGCTACACAAGTCCGTGGCATCATGGCTTCGCTTTTACGTCCGACGAAGCAAGCCGAGGAAGCTCTAACGGGGATGGGTTTGTCGTCTGAGGGTCTCAGGGAACAGCTTAAAGAAAAAGGCCTCCTATCGACGCTCAAGACGTTAGCTGACGAGTTCGACGGTAACGCTGCTGCGTCTGCTTCCGTGTTCGGTAATGTCCGTGCCCTTTCGGGTGTTATGGACCTTATGGGTAAAAACGTCGCCGGTACAGAAGCAATTTTTGCGAGCATGAATAACACTCTCGGGGCGACCGACGCAGCGTTCAAGGTCACCTCGGAAACAACCGCTTTCAAAATGAGTCAAGCTATTTCAGATTTCAAAGTCGCGATGATTACGTTAGGGCAGCAAGTAATCCCAATCGTGTTGCCGATGGTTCAGAAACTCGCCGAGTTTATTGGTGCAGCGGCGGAGAAGTTCGCGAGCCTTTCAGGGCCGACACAAAAAATTATTATCGGCCTTGGTATCGTGGCGGCAGCCGCTGGTCCTGTGATCGTCGCTGTAGGTATGTTAGTCGCAGCGTTCGGAGCGATGACCGGCGGTATGATCGCTGCTCTTGGGCCGATTGGTTTAGCTATCGCAGCTATCGGGCTTATAACCTTCGCAATCCTGAAGTTCAGGGACCGCAACAAAGAGGCGGAAGAACGCCAGTCCGCATTAAACGATCAGTTAATAGCGGCAGGCGATCCGTTACAGAATGTTGCGGAGCGTGCTCAATTAGCAGCGGATGAGTATTTGCGTTTGTCTGAAGCTGCGGCGGATGTGGCAGGCGGGACAGAGAAAGTAATGGAGGAGAGTGTTCTTCTTGCAGAGCTTTTAGAGAACAAAGTTGCTGGCGCTTTCGAAAAAGTAGGGGTGAAAGCTGAGACTGTTAACGATGCGGTTTCTACGGGTTCCGATAGGTTCCAGGAACTAGCGAATCAAGGCAAATTAGCTAACCGTTCTAACGACGATTTTGCTGATTCGCTTATGAAGGTTGGTGGCAAAGTAGGAAAAGTCACAATGGCTATCGGCCATAAACTTAAAGTAAATGAAATAGATTTAGATCAAGCCGTAAAAATTCTGAGATCGTTAGACGAAACAGCCGACGCATACGACGACAACCGGGAAGCGATCGACAAACAGAACAAGGAGCTACTAGAGAACACCGACACGATGCTCGTCTATGCAAAAGCTCTCGGCGGGAAAGTTGTTGAAGCGGCTCAGTTAGCAGCTAAAGAGTCAGGTGATTATACAGGTGAGGTAGCCAAGCTTGAACAGCAATTAACAGATCTAAACAATCCAATGACTGGAGTCCAAGACGGACTTATCGCTATAGCTGAGGGAGCTAACCTTGCG